CGGCGAAAGCCGTTGCCATGGAAAAATTCTTTCAAAGCAGAAAGACTGCCTGAAAGGTTATGGCTCAGTTGCCCTAGTTGCATCTGGGATCGTACCTATCGGTCAGTGACCAAGCGCCAAGTGTGTCGACACTTAGCTGAACTAATTGTCTTCACGAGTAATGGAGATAATTACGGAAGCAGTAGTGTTGTCCGGTATCCTTGTCGGCTACTCGGGTTAAAGAGTAGACAAGACAGGAGGACCGGGTTACTTAGACTGTAATCCTTATACAGGGGACTTACGTCCCTATCAAAGTTTGATAGGAAAACGGGTCTAATGGGAGATAATATCTCATGAGGTATTTCACCTCTCATCAACTCACTTGTGGTAGTATCTCATGCTTAATCTTCCCTTGAATAAGGAAGATTCTGACTATTAAGATGACCAGGTCGGAGGATTTTAGACGCGTGACTTCCAGTGGACTACTAAGCAGTAGGTCCAGGGGAGGTGATTCTTAGGTTAGATCACAATCCTCGGGATTGCAGTAACCCTTAACCGGGCGCTGTCCCCCTCCGCGTACTCCTGGTGAGGTTCGAAACCTCGATCCAACCTAATAATCTAAGCTATGAGACAAGTCCAACATCAGTTAATCTATAGGGTGTATTGAACACCGACTACAGTTTTTACTAATATTGTACCATTATCACAACATAGAACACTGTCTATTTGACAGTTTTCTCATGGAGTAAGTGGTGAGGCGCCGACCAAAGGAAAGCACGGAGTCTTGCTGACTCTTAGCGCTTTGATTGGACGGAATACCGATGCCATTAGAGGTCTGGTCCATAGAAATATGGGCCGGGGACTCATTGGATGACTTATTAAAGTTATCCGATCAGTCTCCTTCCACTGTAAACCTAGTACAGTCCGGCAAATTGGCTACTTCGTTTCCCGGCTGAAGTCCTTATATCGAACTCAGGGAGAGAAGGGTACAACATTGTACCTGAAATCTTGCCAAGTGCTCTTACAGCAATCTACTGCTGGTTATAAGGTGTCCGACATAACCGAACTGAAAAGTCGGGTTAAGCGGACTAGAGCTGGTATGCCAAGAATTATTCCACGCCAGGTAAGGCAGCGGATTCGAAAGGGGGACACCCAGAGTCTTAGACTCTGGATGACTCTCTTAGGATGATACCGGATTTCCTCGTTCCGTGGTATGTTGAGTCTATCAACTATCACTGACCCGGGAACCGGTAAATGATCCCAGGAAGCGTGAGAACGCTTCTTAGTCGAATCCTTCGTGCCTATGCTGAAGGACCAATTCATTGGAAGAAACGAATTAAAACTGGAACATCCACAGCCTTTCCCCATAATTAAGTCTGGTCCCACTACGGGTAGTGCGAAGGTTGGTAAGAAAACCTATTTAAATTGGGTTTCTTCCTCCTTCTACTCCCTGGTGACGGCCAGCAAAAGTTGAGCAAATCATCCTCTTAAGAAAGATCTTGTATCTCTCTTACAGAAATGATCTGTTTTCTCTAATGTGGGCGATTCACCCATCATTCAGAGAATGGGGTGGGCTGCGAACAATGAGTGGTGGGACCACGAAGACAAGAACCATAAGCGAGGCTCTTGGCTCGGATTACCACCTGGATACTTGGCTAAACTCGGCTTCAAGGAGGAAGCCGCAGGAAAAGTCAGGGTATTCGCTATGGTAGATCCATGGACTCAGTGAATCATGGCTCCGCTGCATGAGATGATTTTCTCGATTTTGAGGAAACTCCCTACAGACGGAACTTTTGATCAACCTAAGCCCGTGGAGGCTCTGAGAGATTTAAATCCTAAAGGTCGATGATACTACTCTATAGACCTTTCCGCCGCTACGGATCGATTGCCGATCGCGCTACAGATTCCGATTGTTCGGTTTCTGTTTGCGTGGGTTGGTTTTCCGAATCCTAGTGAGGCTGCCCAAGAGTGGGCGAACCTTCTAGTGGAAAGAGAGTATCAGCTTCATATTCCTCCTAAATCTAAAAGAGGTTTTGATACCCCTTGAGATCGAAGAGTGAAAACTCGAACTCGGAAAGATGGTAAACCCGTCTTTACCGATGTTGAGGTGGAGCGACCTAACGCTGTGAAATACAGTGTTGGTCAACCTATGGGAGCTCTCTCATCCTGAGCAATGTTAGCATTGACTCATCATGCTATAGTTCATTGAGCAGCTTTAAGAGCATATTTCAAGCATAAATCAGGAAAAGTGCGGGTCTTCAGAGACGGAGTATTGTCTGGAAAGGTACCATTACCTTTCTTGGACTACGCCATCCTTGGAGATGATATTGTCATTGCGAATAAGTGGGTTGCCCAAGAGTATCTTCTGATACTTAGTGAGATTGGTGTCAAAGCCGGTCTGGCTAAGTCAATTATATCTCGAGGGAAGTTTGTGGTGGAGTTTGCGAAGAAGTTCTTCGTACCTTCTACCCGAGCGGACATGGTCCCTTTTAAAGAGATCATTGCCACTTTAAGTAGCACTCTCCTTATCTGTGAATTCGTAAGAATTCATCAGTTAAGTTTAGGTCAGATCTTA